TTCCCTTTCTCCCCACGTCGTTCCCCCACCTCCTCCAACGTTCCCCGTCGCATCACTGACCCTCCCTCACTCGCACTCCGTTTCATCCCCTCCAACTGCACCATCACCTTCCCCATCACCACTTCATGCAATGCCAAAATTTTCCGAATCCCCGCCGCATCCCCCTGAAACTGCATCCCACTCAACACCCCCGCCAAAAACTCCAACTCCTCCGCCGTAAACTCAATCATCATTCCTCCGTACCCAGACCTGACAGGTTTCTATCGCGCCCGCGATAGAAACCTGTCAGGTCTTGATGACCTCACCCAATTAACCCATGCGCCATCAGATCATCAATCAACGCCTTCACCGCTTCCGCCACATTTTGCAACGTCGCCGTCGAAGTCGCCTTGCTCGTCCGCGTCGCCGTCCCCGTCCACGCGCTCCAACCCGTTTGCCGCGCCGTCACCACCTGCGTCCCATTCACCTTCAACACCTTCCCACTCCCCAAATTCACATCCCCATCAAACTGCGATAAATCTCCCTGCACCCACAACGCGTACTTGTTCGTAATCGTCGCGTTCGTCCCTGCCACCGGCGCGCCCTCAATCGCCACCGTCGCCCCATTCGTAATCGTGCTCGCGCCCACGAACGCATACGTCGGCTTCCGCACCCACATCGCCCGCTGATTCGTCAACGCCCCCGTGCTAAACTGCACCGTCCGATTCAAATTAAACAGCACATCGCTCGCTTCCACCGAAGCCGTCAGCGTCGTATGCGCCCCGCCCGTCACCGTCAACGCGTTCGGACTCCCGCTCGTCCTCGCCCATTGACTAATCGTCGTATTGTCCCCAAACTTGACCAACCCCTTGTTCGTGTTGATCGCATAATTGTTGTTTGTCCCGCCTGTCACGTTCTCAATACTGATCGCCACCATGTTCGTGACCGTCGCGCCGCCTAGGTTCGGCGTCGTAAAATAATAGCCATTGTAATTTGTAATCGTGACCGTGTTAGGACTTGCCGCGAACAGCGCATTATAGTTATTCAGATTACCGATAGTACCGCTTGCGCCGCTATTGATTACCACCCGATTCGTGAACCCATTGTACGTGCCAATCGTCCCCGCGTGCGCCGCGCCAATCGTCGGAAAAATTCCCGCCGCTGCTTTTGTAAAATTATTCGTCACACCGCTCGCCAGTTGCGCCGTCAGCGTCATCCTGAACACCGTATCATCAAAATCGCTCGATGTTGTCTGCGTCAACGTCGCCGCCAGATTCGCCAGCGTAAACGTCGCGTTCGCCGTCGCATTCGTGTACGGCACATCCAGCGGCGCGCTCGGACTCGCCGTCCCAATTCCAAACCGTTCATTTACTTCGTCATACGCGGTCTTTGCCGCCGCGCCAAAAATAATTTTCCCTTTCGTCGCGTGCGCCGTCGAGCGCAGATTCAAATTATTCCCACTCGCCGTTCCCCCATTCAACGTCTGCCCGCCCGCTTGCCCCGCCAGCACCGCGTACCGCGCGTCAAACGTCACATACCCATTCGCCCAAACCACCGACGGATTCGGATACGTCCCACTCAAATCCCCGCCCGCCGTATATCCATCGTACAACACCTCACGCGGGTCAAACGGCGGCCTCTGAATCTTTAACACGCTGCACGCAATCACCGCCTCGTCCGCATTCTCCGCATCCGCCCCAAACCCAATTGCCAACGACCGCGCGCCATTCGCCTGCGCCCCCACGCCCACCGCGCACGCATACGTCGCATCCGCGCTCACGCCGTTCCCAATCGCCACCGCGCCTTCGCCCGCCGCGCGCCCCGTCTGCGCCACCACAATCGCCCGCAGTCCGCTCGCCACATCCTCATGGTTCACACGCTCTACTTGCAAATCCAGCGCATACTGCCCGCGCGCATCCCCACTAAAATCCCCGCCGATGATTGCATTTCCTACGCGCTGCACCACCGACTGCTCTGCGCCAATCTGATTCGCCGCCGCCCGCACAAACCCCAATTGATTAAACCGCGTCCCCCGCCGCGTCTGCCGCTTCGGACGACGAACATATTTTCTCGCCATAGTCGTTAGTCAATAGTCCTTAGTCGTTAGTTGTTAGTCGAGTCATTTTGCATTTTGCATTCTGCATTTCCTTGTCCATTGTTCATTGTCCATTCACCCCCTTCACCTTGTCACCCTTTCACATTGTCACCCTGTCATCTTCTGCCTACTGCCTTCTGCTTACTGCCTACTTTCCCTCCCACTTATCCATCCTCCATCCCTCCCCAAACGGCTCCCCGCGCACATTCGATTGCGCCTTCAACTGTTCCAAGATCGTCAAAAACCCACTGCTAATATCATTCAAATAAATCTCTGCCAGCGCCGCGTAATTCGGCGTCGAGACCGCCATATTCGCCGACGTTTCATTCAAATCCACACTCCGCGCCAAACACGCGTACCCCGCCGCCCCGCGCACCAACAATGTTTCATGCGGCGTGGGCAATGTCGTCACACTCGCGCCGTCCAAATTTTGAATCGTATGCGGCTTGGTGTACCAAATCCGCACCTCATCATTCCGTTGCGGCTGCGCGCCATCCACCGCATTCAAAAACAACACCGGCTGCGCGTCATCCCACCACAACCGAAACCCTTGCACCCGATTCGGCGGCCATGCCTCACTTCCATCACTGTCAAACGGCCACCACACCTCCATCACTTGCAGCAAATCCGCAATCCCATTCAACGCAATTTCCCGCCCCACCCCCGGCAGCGTAATCACCGTCTCACTCGTCAAAGGCACCGCATCGTTATATCGTTCCAACGCCTGCCGCAACCCCTCATCAATCGTCGCCGTCGAAAACACCGCATTCGTCGCGTCATACAACAACCCCGCCACCCGCGCCTCCAACTGCGCCAACGTCGCACCCATCTTTATCCTTTCCTAAAAGATTAGAGATTAGAGGTTAGGTTGTCATTTCGAACGCAGTTGCGACAGAGTTCGTCGCCGAAATCTCGCTCTGCGCTAACAAATGAGATTTCATAGCCGAAATCCATCGTGTCAAGAATAGCTCGAAATGATGGTGAGCACCGCAACTCTAATCTCCAATCTCCAATCTCTAATCGCGGCGTCTTGTGCCGCACTACCGACTAACGACTAACGTCTAACGACTCTTACAACCTTGTCGTCACATTCGCCCGCGCCCCGTGATAATCAAACACCCCTGTACCCGCGCCCGAAAAATCCACCGTCAGTTCCACATACACATCGTCATCATCGTCCATCCAGATTGGCGTCGTCAGCGTCAACGTCATCTTGTGCTTTTGCGTCGTCACCCGTTCCCCCGCCGTATCATGCCCCGCATCATACGTAAACGCCTGCGCGCTCGGCGCGCCGTATGCGCTGTTATCTCCCGGCAGCGATTGCTTCTGAATCACCGCCGTAATCGCCGTCGCCGCCGCTGTCGTAATCTCGTACCAAATCTCAATACTCTTCAGATACGTCCCCTTTTGCGCGATGCTGTTTTGCAGAATCGTCGCAATCGGAATCTTCAACACCGGCGCAGACGCTGCTGCCGTTCGACGCAGAAACCAAACATTCGATGCCGCTGTATGCGTCCACGTCCCCGCCGAAAACTGCGCCAGCTCCGGCGGAATCCGAATCGCGCACGCCGTATCATGCACATACCCACCAATCTCATCCACCACCAAATACTTGACCCACCGCGAAATCATTTTCCCTTTCCCATTTGCGCGCCCTTCCACCCACGCATTCCAAAACGGCACCACCAACGTAACCACCATCCCCAAAACCACCAGCAACCCCACCGCCACAAACGTATTCATAACTTACCTCTCCTTTTCCCTGACCCATCATCACACCATTCTCCCTCCATGTGTGACAACGCATCATCCTCTCCGCGCAGCTCTTCATCGCCACGCGCATTGAATTACATTTCCTTGACTCAACTCCCTGCTATCTGCTACTTGCTACCGGATACCATTTACTTCACCCTGTCCTCTGCCTTCTGCTGCATTGCGGTTTTTGGCGCACAATCGAGCGCATCAAAAACCTGCAATGCAACTGCCTCCTGCTTACTGCCTACTCTCCAACCTCCAACCGCGACGTTCTTCGTCGCACCAACTTCCATCCCTACACATGATTCTTCGCCAACGGACGAAGAATCACTCGGATTTTCGCTCCCTCAACCTACACATTCGACTTGTGGAGTGGGCGAAAATCCGCCACCCCCACCGCCACAAAATGCCGCACCTTGATTCGACTCTCATCATTCATAAACAGCGCGGGCGAACTCTCATCCCCAGCGATATAAATCTCCGGCATCAGCCCGAACCGTTCTCCGATGCACACTCCCGGCACAATCTCCGGGTCACACACCGCCGCCCAATCATTCGCATCCGTCCATTCCGGCACCACAATCACATCACCCTGTTCGCCGCGCTGCAAATTCTGCGTGTTATATCCCGACGCCCGTTCCAGCGCCGGATACAAAATCTGCGCGCCCGTCAGCCACAACGCACGCGGCACCAACAAATATCGCGGATGCACCGCCAGCTTCTTCCCCGTCCCGTAGTAGCCCGTCTCATTTGCCACCAACATCGGCTGATTAAACACCGCCGACTGCACCGCATCCCATTCCCCCGAGCTCAACGCGTTCGTCCGCAAATTCGCATGACCACCTGCCGTCGTGACTGCCGTCGAATTAAACAACGCGCCGCCATCTGCCAATGTTGGACCCACGCCCGCGTTATCCGTAAACACCGCCGCGCACAACGCCGAAATGTTTCGCATCGCCGCGCTCGCCAGCTCACGCGGCACCGCGCGTAGTTTTCGCGTCTCATCGCGGTCAATCGCTTCCAGCGTAATCCCGATATACCCGCCGTACTTGACAAAGTTGGATGTCTCTGGCGAATCGCCAATTTTCAGCTCCGTATATTCCGCGCCCTCCGCCACACTCGGCAGCGACCCCACCGAACCGAATATCACCCACGTCACTTGATTCAGAGTTTCAAAGTGTTCCACATGCGCGATCTTCTGCCACCAATCATATCCCGCGCGTCCCAACTGATTCCAATGCCGTACCAGCGCCTTGTTCAGCGCGTTCTTGACCAACCCCACAAACGTCAGCGTCGTATGTTGAAACCGCGCCCGCTCTAAATACACCCCGCCGTACAAATCCACATCGCCTGTCATCCCGAGATACAATTCCTTGATACCCGACAAGCGCGCCGCGTGCAGCCCTTCCAATTCCTTCGGACGCTCCGCGCCAAACAAATCGTACGCCGCCGCTGTCAGCTGGTCATCACTGTTAAACATCCCGCTCACCACAGAACGCGGACCTTGCACCGTCGCGCCTCCGACCAACTCACTCACCATCTTGCGCGCATCCTCCAGCGCCGCGTTCAATTCCGATGGTTCAAACAACTTTCCACTAAACTGCTTGCGAATCTGTTGTTGCACCGCGTTCGGCAAACGCGACGCCGCCAACCCGCTATCCAACAAATACCCACACATCTGCGCCCGCACCGCCCGCGTACTCTCCGCCAGCTGCGCTTGCTCCATCAATTGCTCCTGTGAATCCATCATTCCTCCTGAATCTTGGAGAGACCCATGCCTCGGCACTCGTCCCTCGATACTGTTTAATGCGCGCACAAACGCTCCCCCGCGCGCCGGTTCAAACACCAAATCCACCGAATACACCCGCAAGATTTCCACTACATCGCGCCCGTTCGCCTTAAAGCCCACATCCGCCGAAAACCCCACCGCCGGACGCGGCTCCGGCTCCATGAGCCATTCCCTGCCCAACGACGCCGCCAGCGCGCCCGACGGTCCCAACGCTTTCAACTTGGCGCGCACGCCCTTCGCCGCTTCATCAAACGACACATCATAAAACACCCCACACAAATCCCGCACCGAATGCTCACTCCCCCATCCGCCAACATGATCCACAAAACACTCCGCGCCCTCCCACAGCTTCAGCGACTCGCGCAATACCTTCCCAGAAAAGTTCCACCCATTCCCCTGCCCCTCCGTAATCAACATCACCTCAAACGCCGCGGCGCTGTTCGCAGTACCATTCTCCCCTCCACCATTCTGCGCCGCCGCATTCTGCGCCGCAGCGTTCTTCGCTGCATCATTCTCCGGTGCGCTATGTTCAGCCGCGCGCCCCACAAACCTCACCCTCCGTTCCTCCATCACTCCTCCTTTCTGCATCGGATGACCACCGACCGCCGACGGACGACTGCCCGCTGCTATTTGCTATCGGCTATCTGCCATCTGCTACCCTCACCTCCTTTCAACACCTCCTCCACATCCACCACTTCCCCCGCAAACCGATACGCCAACCGCAACAGCTCCGCGTCGTCAATCAAATTCCGCTCGCGCAACTGCAAAAATCCCTCGATAATAGATTTCGCCGCCGTAGCGAGACCGCCGTTATCCCGCGCATAAATATCCGGCGTCTTCACCACAATCTTCGCGTTCGGATTAATCCGCTTGTCTACCGCCGCGCGTCGCCGCAAAACAATCCGCGCCACATCCCCCAGAATCCATCGGAAATAAATCTGTCGCTGCTCATAATGCCGAAACGTCGGTTCATCCGATGATTCCGCCGTCGTGCGCGTCGCGCTTTCCGGTTCCGCCAAAAAATGCAGCGGCGCGCCCGCGCCCACCGCCACCATCTTTTTCACCGCCAACCCATCCGTATTCGCCTCAAACGAATCCAGCTTCGGACTCATCACGTCCCACCGTTCCTGTCCATCATCTGCGACAAGTATCGAACCCGGATTCGGCGGATTCGCATTCAATTCCGCCTGCCGCGCCAACCGCTGCGCCGCATCCTTGAACTTGCCATACACCACATACAAAAACGATTGCCGAAACCGATTCAACCGCACGCGGTCCTCCAACCACGCCGCGTACCGCGTCAACCATCGCAAAATCGGCGCAAGGTCCGACTCCCCGCGCAGCGCGCCGATAGGACGATTGATTGCATAATGCAGCATCACCGTTTCAAACTTTCCCTCCTCATCCGGCGCATCCCCCTGCTCCCGATACCCCGCCCAACTCCGCGCCTCCCCGCCGACACTTGCTGTCGCGTGCGACGAAAATTCCATAAACTTGATTTCCTGTTCCAAATCATTCCCCGCGCACTCAATCTCCGCAATCAAACTCGCCGGAATCGCCCGCACATAACTCATCCCGCTCACATCCGTCGCCAACGTCGGAAAAATTTCCCCCGTCCGCGTCAGCTCATCACACCACTCGTAGCAGCGAATCAACATCCGATTCAACCGATGATTCCACCACGCATTCAAAAACTCATGCGCCGCCGCATCATCCGACTCGATACTAATCCCGCCACCCACCACGTACTGCGTCGTCAACGCCACCACCCGCCGCGCCAACGGATTATCCCGCCATGCGTCCAGCGCATCCTTCAAAATTTCCTCGCGGTTAAAGCGCCGCCGCTCGCGGGGAAACCGATCCCCCGCGCCCCACAACCGATCATGCGAATCATCCAGCGCCCGCACCGCCAAATTCACCCGCTCCCTCGCCAGCGCCTCAATCCTCTCTCCAAAAACCCGCTCCACCACTCCTGAAAACAAATTCGCCACCCGACCTCCTCCTTTGCCTCTTCCACGTTTCCCAACAGCTTTCCTCATCCGCTTATCCGCGAGCGGCGTATTGTGCCGCATTAATCCGCTGGTAGCCTCCTGCCTCCTGCCTCCTGCCTACTACCTACTACTTGCTCCCTGCTCCCTGCTACCCCTAATATCCCCCCACATCAATCTCTGCCAACGGGTCCCGCCCTTGCACCACCAGCGCGCCCCTCCCCGTCGGAAACGACTGCGAATCCAGCACCGAACACAGCGCCGCGCTCATCACCAAATCATCATGCAAAAAATCCCCCGTCGTCGGATCACGCGTCCCATCCGGCACCGACCAGCGCATCGTCCGCGACGGACCTTCCAAAATCTCATACTGCACCGCCGCCAACTCACGTTGAAACTCCACCGCCAGCTCATCGTCCTCATTCGAATAATCCCGAAACCGTCCCGTATCCGTCACCGCCAAAAACCCATATCCCAGATCCGATTTACTCTTCGCCGTAAACAAAAAAGGAATCACCCGTCCCGGAAACGCCTTATCCAAAAACGACACCAGCCCCGCGCCCACGCCCGTCGCATCCGCCACTAAATAATGCACGCCCCAGTGCTCCACAATCATCCGCAGCTGTGCATAGATCACCGTATGCGGCGTCCCCGTCCACAAATACCGCCGCACCACCCGATACGTCGGCGCTTGCATCCCCGCATCCCCAATCGTTTCCGTATCCACCTCGACGATAGTGAGCGCAGTAGAATCACGACGGCTGTTCTCCATCACTCCACGTTCGTTCCTGCCTTCTGCCGCCTGCGTTCTTTGCGGGAACTGCCTACTGCCTACTGCTTCCTCATCCCTCTCCTCCCCCGCCACATCCAACAACCCCGCATAAATCTTTCCCTCGCGCGGCCCCTCCAATCGCGGATGCTCCCCCTGCATCAACCTCCGCCGCCATTCCGGAAACATCCCCCCTTCCGCGTCCACTTCTTCCAAAAACAACTGTGTCTTCACCAACGGATGCTGTCGCCCCAACTTCGCCACCTGCTTCGCCACATAACGCGCATACTCGGGCAATTCCGCCGCCACCGCATTCGCATCCACCAGAAACACCCGCCGAATCCCATCCTCTCGCTCCGCCCGCAGCGCCGCCCGCATCTCCCGCGCCAACAATGTTCGTGAAGTCCACACCGTTCCCCAAAACACCTTCGTCGCATCCGTGCTCGCCGCCATCGGGTCAAAGTCCTTATCCCACTTGCTGATTGCCACATCCTGCGCCTCATCACACTCCAGCAGCAGCGACGCCGTATGACTCACCACGTTCGAACTCTCCATCGCGCTCAAAAAATAAATCCGCGCCGACCCCACCCGAAAGATATAGCCCAACTCCGACTTCCACGAGACTGCCCGCGCAAACATATTTCGTCCCAACACCCGCTTCAAGCGCCGCATTGAAGTAAAACTCTGCGGCATCGCCGTCGGCGACGCTTTGACAATTTCCATATCCCTTGTCGAATACCGCAACAAAAGATATGCTTCCAGTTGCGCCTGCAATTCATTCTTCCCCGCCTGCCGCGCCATAATCACCACAAACGTCAATCCGCGCTTGTGCCTAACCGAATCCACAATTGCGCGTGCCACCGTCTTCTGGTATTCACGCAAACGTAGACCCGATGCCGCATGAACAAACAGCACCACATCGCGCACAAAATCCTTCAATTTTCCAATCATCAAACCCTATCCCCATCCCATAATCTCCAATTTCCACCGATTAGCGCGGCGATGTCATCTCGTGGTCCTGCGGCTCTCGTCCACTGTCATTCGCTTCCTCTTCCTCCATCACTTCGCGCAGCGCGCGTTGAAGCATTTGCTCCAGCTCACCGCTTTTGCCTGTCAAAATCTGTTGCGCCCGTAGCAGCGTCGCCACCCGTGTCGTCGCCGCGCTCAACGTACTCAAAATCCGAATCAACCGCTCCGGGTCCGCATCCTCAAGCAACTGCGCGACCCGATTCGCCGCCTTCCGTACCATCTTGATTTCTGCTTCCAGATCAATCACCGCCGTCGGTTCCGGCAGCGGACTCGCCAGCGTGCGTTCCACTATCGGAGCCACATTCGCTACACTCACCATCCCCTCGCGCGGTTCAAGCCTCTCCTGCTCGACAGTTTTCCCCGCCGCGGCCTGTTCCGCGTGCGCGTTCGCCCCAATCTCCACAATATTCACATCGCGCCCCGCCTTGTACAGACGGTTAGTTCCGTCCGCCGCTTTCTTGACCCGTCGCGCGGGCGCGTCCCTCCCCTTGCGCCCCTCGCCCTTGGGAAAGGAAGAACTGACGGTTGACCGCCGCGACAGCGGCTTTCGTTTGCGCGTCTTCATAAGCATAAGCAGCAATCACAATCAAAATCACCGGCTGCAACGTCACAATCAAAAATTTCACATCATCCAGCACACCCGGCACATACCGCGCCACAAAATACAGCGTCAAGCTCGTTGCAGCATCAATCACCGCCAACAAAAACTTCCGTGACCGCAACAACCCCCCAATCGCCTCTCCCATCCCATTCCTCCTTTAAATTCCCAACCCGCCGCGCGCCTTTCCTAAGGCGCGTTCTTTGCGCCACTAGCCGTCGGTTTCTAACCGATGGCGATGCGAACTGCCCAATGACGCAATCCTCCAAACCCTGCGCTCGCCACCGTGCCTTCCGCGTATTCACACCTCCAGCGCGATGGCGAGCCATAGATTTGCAGCGCGACCCCGTGCGCTGCGATTAAGTTGTAAAGAGGCGCTAGCAAAATGGCTATTGGCATTGAGCTGGACTGCGAAATCAGTTGAATTCCACACGCCACATAAACTCGTCTTTCATTTTGTTAGCGCCTCTCCGCGGCATATCGCCGCATCGTCGCACGAGCGACGAAAAAACCCCACCACGACAACGGATCACTCCGCGTCGTGTGGGGTCGCAATACTTATAGCACACTTGTTCTAATCAGGTCAATACCAAAATTAGAACCTAGGTATCAAATTTCCAAAATTCCTCCTATCATCCAGTCCATTCTCAAATAAATAATCACTTGCGAGATCAAATCTCGCTCCAAACCTCTTCACATCAACCCCCTATCCAAACATCCTTCCCCAATTCACTCGCCTGCAACTTGCCCCTGCTTACTGCCGCCCGCGTCCTTCGCGGGAACTGCCTACTGCGTCCTCCGTCCACCATCTTCCATCCTCCGTCCAAGGCTGTTGCATTGTCGGTTGACAAGCAAATGAATTTGCAGCAACCCATAGCCAAACGTGCCTTCGCACGTTCAAGTGTGATTCGACGCAGGTCGAATTTGCCTGCGATGTATTCCATCG